CCTATCCCCGCCAGCAAGATTACGAAATCCCGCTCACGAGATTATCTAAACCCGCTCTGCGTTATTAAGAACCCCCTGAAAAGGAAAGAGAAACTAGTAAAGTAAAAGCCCAAAAATCACATAGTGGTAGAATAAGTGGAAGGGGACATGGGAGTGTCGTATAATCTACGGTATGAATATAAGTGAAAACATTGTAAAAAGCTCTTCTAAATATAGAAAAAGTCTTCTTGAATATAAAAATTTAATAGAAAGAATATTAGGAAAAGAATTAATGAGTCTACACCCAGCAAGAGATGATATTGAAGCTAGAAGAAAGAGAGAAGCAATAGAACTATGCGGTAAGAATAGAGGCCCTCACGATTACATTGCTATCGAATGGGTTAAGACAGAAAATACAGAGCGAGTAACAAGATTACTTTGTCGAGTATGCTTTTGTAATATATCTACATCTACACTAATATCAAATTACGAAGATGTGAGTTATGTAGGAAGTTAGTATATTTATTAATTGATTCGACTTTAGTAGCTGAACCTAATTCTGTATTGTAATATTTTTTATAGTAAGCCCAAATAGCATCTACATTACGATAATCAGGCAAAGGCTCTTTAATTCTTTGATAAAAGATGCGAGTCATAGCAGTAGCGAAACGTAAATCATATATGAGTATATCTTCAGCTGGCATATAAGTAAGACCGAAGTTTGAGAATAACTTTAAGAGTAAACCGCCTTGATTATGGATATAGTTTTGCCAGATATCATTATAAGTCTGAGGCTCCATTTGGTAGATGCCTAATGCTGGACCCTTAACTTGCTTAAGATAATGACCGCCCAAAGATTCTACAGCGCAAGTGAATACCATTAACTCTTCTGCATTTTGTGAATACATTAGCAAATCATTTAATGTAGACTTAACAATAAGTTCTCGAAATTGAAGTATATTTAACATTATGCAAGAAATCCTATAAAATCTAATAATGATGTTAATCGATAGACATGAGGAATGAAACCAAGATGTCAACAAAAGACGGAATGATAGTAGATGACATTTATAAGCATTTTAAAAATAGATATAATTTAAAGTATTGTGAAGAAACACATTGCAAACTACTTATAAAAGTAATGATGAATAAAGATTTCGGATGTCATAGTGCATTTTGTGTTCAAGCAATGGTATGTGAGCAAACATTCTATAACTGGGTTCACAAGCATGAGATTTTCAGAAGTCTTTGGTTTTTTACTAAGATGGTTGCTAAACAACTCTGGTTCGAAGAAGGCAGAAAGATTCGAGATAAAGAGTATCAGATGGGCACCATTAACTTTGAGTTCGAACATTGGAAACTCATGGGATGGACTAAGTTCGGTATTAGTCGAAACTCAAAGATTAGAATCAATGTTAATCCTGAAGACTCACCAGCTAAACATTATCAAGAGATTTTAAGACAAGCTTCAGAGGGTGATTTCACAGCTAGTGAATTCAAACAATTGATGGAAGCTGTGAATGTTGGAATAAATGTTCACCAAGTCTTTGAGTTACAAAAGCAGATAGATGAGTTAAAATCTGATTTGTCAATAGTGGCGGTGAATGCAAATGTCAAAAATCCTTTCGCAGATAAAGGAGCTACGTAAAAAAATTAAAATACCGTGGCGTATTATATATGTTGACAGAGAGATTAAGCCGGAAGAATTTGAGAAGAAAACAATATATGTTCACATATGGATATAGGAGAGCACTATGAGCTGGTGGACTGATATTAGAGATAGCTTTGAGAAAGTAGCATCGTTTGGTACGTATGACGCTAAAGCAAATAGAGAGCAGCAAAACATGATGAATGCTCAGATGAAAGCATATCAAGAGCAAACTGAGCTAGCTAAAAAACAATTAGACGAAGCAAGAGCTACTGCTGATGTACAAAAACGCCGAATAGAAGAAAAGCAAATCAGAAGTTTACGTAGCAGAAATAGAGCGCAAAACACAGGAATGCTAGGAGTCGGTATGCCTGCTTCAGATGACTTAAGCACTCAATTAGGCGGATAAGATAAATGGATACAACCCAAGGAATGCCTCCTGTTCCAATGCCAGGCAACTCAATGCTTGAGACTTTGCGGAAGAGATATAACTCAGCTAAATATACAGCTGATTTGTGGATTCCAATTCAGCAAGCTGCATATTTCTATGCGATACCATTTCGTAATAGATACTATCTTCCGGGTAAGGAATTCCAAGGGACCATTCAAAATACGCGAGTCTACGATACAACTGCTGTAGAAGCAGTTACAACCTTTGTTAGTAAAATCCATGACACGATGACACCCCCACAGGTTCAATGGGGATATTTAGAAGTTGATGATACAATCGTCAAAGATTCTAATGATGAAGAAAGCATACAGCTTCTTCAAGAAGCTCAGATGATTCTTGATAATTACATGCGTCAGTTGTTTACCTACATCCATGCTTCAAACTTCGATGTGACCATTAACGAGTGCTACTATGATTTAGCTGTAGGCACTTCAGCGCTTGTCATTAATCAAATCGATGATGAAACACCGTTCATTTGTACAAGCATTCCTGCTGATAAGCTTGCTATTGAAGAAGCGGCAAATGGCAATATTGAATCATGGTTTCGAACATGGCAGAACCTTAAAGTATGTGAGCTTAATACTCGTTGGCCTAAGATTATTCTTACACCTAATTTACTAGCATTAATTGCTGGTGACCCTGATGCAGTTATTAGAAATGTATATGAAGGGGTAGCCTATTTCGCTAACCAACCTAAGAAGTATTTATATGCTGTTTGGGCTGACAATGATTTGCTTTACTACCAATGGTTAGAATCAAACCCAGGCATCGTATGGCGTTGGAAGAAATGCAATAACGAAACCTGGGGACGTGGTCCTGTGATGGAAGCATTGCCTTCTATTATCAGTTTAAATGAGATGGCAAGGATTGAGCTTGCTTCAGCAAATATTAACACTTTTCGACCTTACATGGGTTTTAGTGACGCTGTTTTTAATCCTCATACATTCAAATTGGAACCCTTCACGATTATCCCAATTGCTCCTATTGGTTCAAATGGTCAGGTTCCTCTTATACCCTTACCTAATAGTGCCAATCCTGAATTTGCGCAGATGACTGTTGCTGATTTGAGAATGCAAATTAAGCAACTTCTCTTTGCAGAACAGCCGCAAGACTCACGCAGTGTACAGCCGCAAACTGCCTATGAACTTGCTATGAAGCAATCTACACTAGCTGAGAAAATTGGACCTATTTTTTCTAGAAGTATTCAAGAATTCATGTGGCCTGTAATCAAGAGATTTGCTTATATTCTAAACTCAATGGGTTTATTGCCATATCCTGATATAGGTGGAATCCCCATAGTATTTAAGTATAAATCCCCTCTTGCATTATCTAAAGGTCGAGCTGATGTTGAGCGTTTTGTACAGTACATTCAAGTAATGCAAGGAATCATGGGACCAGAAGCAACACAATTATATATTAATCCTAAGACTACTCCTTATATGATTGCTGACATGCTACAGATAGATGAACGCTTCTTGAATAAGCCTGAAGATGTTCAACGTGTTATGCAGCAATTACAAAACAAACAAAGCATGGCTGAGCTTGCTAACCCACAAGGTAATATGCCAGAACCACCACAAAACCCAAGTCAACAACCTATAGCTACTTCATAAAGAGGAAATAATGGAGCAAAACAATCCATTTCTTGAGCAAGAGAACTTCTTCTCGGGATATCAAAAAAGTATCGATGAACTAAAAAATAACCCACAAATAATTGAATTTGACAAACTCTGCTTTGAGCTATTTGAAAGCAATGCTCAGGGTAAAAGATTTTTAGAGTTAGTCAAAGAAAGGTACCTTGTTCCTGCATTAGTTAAAAGTGGAACAGCGACATATCAGTTAGATGTTCTATGGGCTGAAGGATTTAAAGAATTTGGTAGAATGCTACTTGGTTCGGTTCGTTCGCATCAACAAAGAATATTAGCAGGAACTAAATAATGACAGTGGAGACACCACCCGAAATACAATCTCAGCCAAGCTGGTTCCTGGATGAAGGAATGCCAGGCTCAGGTGATAGACCAAGTTGGCTACCAGACAAGTTTAAAACAGTAGCTGACTTATCAAAGAGCTATACTGAACTTGAAAAACGTGTAGGAATAGTTCCTGATAATTATGATTTTACTAAGTCAAAATTTCTTGACCCTGACTATGCACCATTCCAAGACTTACAAGCCTTTGCTAAAGAAAAACGCGTTCCTCAAGAATTCATTGATAAAATGTTGGAGTCCGTTGATAAGTACATGGACGAATTCACAATAGATAACAATGAAGAAATTAAGAAGTTAGGTGATAATGGCAAAGAACGTGTTGTAGTCTTGGATAATTGGGCGAAAGCTAACCTTTCAAAAGATGCTTATGAAGCTTTAACAGGTAGCTTAACTAATGCAGCTTCAATTAAAGCACTAGAAGAATTAAGAGGAAAAATGATGTCCGGCACACCACAAGTACCTAATGATAATGGCTCGGTTACAGGCTCCGCCTCCTTAGATGATATCAAGTTAGAGTTATCAAATAATCTTGCTAAATATAAAACTGATGAAGGCTATCGAAAAGATTTACAGAAACGTTTAGAAGTTGCTTCTAAAAATGCTCCAGGCTTTGTTGACAAAGTGGGCGCATAAGATTCATAATAATAGTAGTCCATATTTTAGTCTGACAACTTAAATATGTAAGGACAACTTACTGCCTAGACCTCTTATTAAAAGAGATAATCTTTAAAGTAGCAAGCCCTGAGAAAAACTTAGTCAAATATTTCATTGATTAATAATTTTTAGGGGTTAAGCTATGTCCACTTCATTGACAGCCGTCCAACAAATTGAGTTTGATGCGCTTGTAAAAGCAGAATATCAATCTCTTGGTTTTTTATTACGTGATACTGTTCGCGTTCGTAGAGACGTGATAGGTGCTACTGTTTCATTCCGCAAAGTAAACCAAATTCAGGCAGTTCCAACTGGTTATTTACAAACTGTTGTTATTCAAGACCCAACTTACAGTCAAACATCGGCAATATTACAAAAGTATACTGCTCCAACTGCCGTTGATTCTGTACAAGAATTAACAGTAAACTTTGATGCTAAGATGGAAAACGCTATGTTAGTAGCGAATGCTTTAGGTCGTCGTTCCGACCAAATCATTATTGATTCCTTAGCAGTATCTCCAGGTCAAACAATTTTGGATGGCAGTACTAACATGACTTATGTTAAGTACACTCAAGCAATCCAATTTTTCGATAATAATGCTGTTCCTTTACCAGAAAGATTTGCTGCAATGTCGGCCAGCAATTTTCAATCACTTCTTCAAGCTGACCAGTTCGTATCTACTTTCTATACACAGAATCGTGTATTGGATAAAGGTTTCGTACGTGATTATCTTGGTGTAAACATTATTATCATTCCTGAGATGATTGAAGGTGGATTACCTTTCGTTAGCCCAGATATTCGTAAAACATTCTTCTGGCACAAGCAATCAACCGGTATGGGTATTGGGCATGACTTCCGCACTGAGATTAACTACTTACCTCGTGAAACTTCTTGGTTAGTAAATGGAATCTTCTCTGCTGGAGCAATCACGATTGATAACCTGGGTATCATCCAAATCAACTGTGATGAATCTTAATAAAATAAAGTATTGAATCTTTATTAATGAATTGGAGTAATTAAGCATGGCTTTTACAATTGCAAACTGGGGTTGCCAACAACCCTCGATGAATGCTGGACAAGAAACGGTTACGCCCTTTGGCGGCTCACCTACAGTAGTAAATACTATTAATGTTTTTACGTATGCAAGCCCAAATGATACTGTTGCTACGATTATAGCGGCGGATTATTTCCTATCACTTTTTAATATATTAAATGTTGGTGATATTATTTGGGGCAGCGGAACGGATGCATCATTTGCAGTTACAGTAGCAACTGTATCATCTACTTCGGTCACCGTAGTTAGTATGGGTCTAACAACTTCTATCGGTACAGCAAATATTGTCGCTGGCGCAGTAACCGCAACTGAATTAGCTTCAGATGCAGTAACAACTGTTAAGATTCTGGATAACAATGTTACCTCAGCTAAGCTAGCATTAAATACTCTTCAATATTTAGCTGTTCCTATTACTGCTGCTGAATTTAATGGTATGTATGCTGCTCCTAAATTACTTGTAGCTGCTGGTGGTGCTAATACTTTAATCGTACTAGATAAGTTAGATTTGTTATTAACTTTCGGAAGTGCGGCTTTTGCTGCAGGTGGTGTAGCTGCTGTTCAATATGATTCAACTGCGAATGGTGCTGGCGTTATTGCATCTACTACTCGTGCTGCTGCTGACTTTTTCGTAGTTGCTAGCACTGGATTTGGATTCAATATGGGTGTTGTAGCGCAGACGTTTACGACTTGCGTTAACAAAGGTCTATATCTTTCCAACATAACGGGCGCATTTACTACTGGTACAGGTAGTTCACTAGTTGCACACATTTGGTATAAGATTGTTCCAACTGTTTAATTCGCAATACTAAATTAGCGGCACAGATATTGTGTCGCTTCTTAATAGGAGCATGCCAACATCGCCTTCACGAAGACATCAATAATAAGTCTTGCTGTAATGCTCTTAGGGCATAAACCTGTTATAAGTCTTACAGATGCAGATGACATGGTCATAGCAGCTGAACAGGCATTCGATTTATTATTGCCTAGCATTTTAGGAACTGGTAATTGGCGTTTCTCAATGAAAATTGAGCAATTAACATTATCAACTGAAGTGCCGCCACCTCAAACTAATTTCAATCAGATTTATCTTTTACCGGCAGGTTATCTTAAGAATATTCGAATCATTCCTCAGAATTATGTATATGAGATATATTCTAATAATCAAATTTGGTGTAACTGGGGAACTTCCTCGCCTGTTTACATGGAATTTGCATTTCTTCCAAGTATCGCACAATTGAATGCTACATTTGTAAACTATTTTATATATGAAATAGCTGGATTTTTAAGTCTTTCAAGTGCTCAAAAGCCTGATTATTTTAAAGCATTAATGGCTCAAAAAAATATTCAATGGGCTATAGCAGCCGCAGCCGATGCACAAAACAGGCCTCAATTTGTTGATGTACAAATACCGATACTAACGAAGAGAAATATAACTGGTATAATAGGGCCACAAATAGGTTAAGGGCGCTAATGAGATGGCATACACGACGTGGTCGCAAGATATTTTTACGAAAGGTGAGCTTTCTCCATACATGTATGCTCGCGTTACAGTTAATGAATATAACAATGGATTAAAGACAGCACAGAATGTTTTAACTTATCCCTCAGGCGCCGCAGGTAAAAGATTTGGTACACTGTATCAAACAACCTTAACGGGCTTTACAGCTTTCGACCAACTTTATTTTCAAACATTCCAATATTTAAATGAATGCGTTTATCAGATAGTAATGACACCTGGTAATATTTATATATATCTTGAGGGAAAGTTGCAGGCTGTTGTTGTAGCAGGTTATACAGCTCCGCAAATCTTTAATGGAATCTCTACAGTTTTAGGGGCTATATTTAGATTTACTACTCAAGGTATTCGTCCATTTGATTTAACAAGGTCACCAAGTGCACCATTTATAATTAATGCACTTGTGAGTAGTACTCAACTTAGTATTACTACCGCAAGTTTTCCAGTTGGAAATATCTATCCTGTGAAATTCGATACAGGTGTATTGCCTACAACAATTCCACAAATATTTACAGGTATCACTTACTTTATTTATACTCACACTACTACTACATTTAGTATTTATAGCACTTCTAAAGATGCAAAATTTCAGACTAATCCATTTACTATTATTAATGCTGGTGCAGGTTCTCATGTAGTAATACAAGATAACTGGGCTATTACTGCAACTGTATTTAAGAATCGTCCTGTATATGATTTCAATGGCGCAGTTGTTTCTTATGACGGAAATGGGTTTAGTGCTAGTGCTGTTTCTGGAAGTAATGTCACGATTACTGTTACACCACCCTATTCTTTATTATCTAGTGCATATGTAGGTGGCGGATTCTTTATGAGTGGAGGTTCTGCAAGAATTACTGCTGTAGCTTCCACCACATCTTTTACTGTTGCTGTTCAAACACCTTTTAATATTGCCAGCTCTTTTATCCCTGGCAGTCTGGTATTGCTAGCGGAACCTGCATGGAGTGATACTCGCGGATGGCCTCAAGTATGTTCCAGTTATCAGAGCCGAGCATTATTTGCTAATACATCTAGTTTGCCTAATGGCTTCTGGGCTAGTGTAATAAATGACTATAGTGATTTTGGTGACCTAACAACAGATGATGATGACGCTATTGGCTTCTACCCAACGTCTGACAATATGAATTATATAAAGTTCATAGTTCCATATCGCAGTATCACTGTTCATACGAACACAGGCATTTATTCAAGTCCATTGTCAGATGTTACAGCTATAACGCCTACTAATTTTACTCTTCAATTGCAAGATTCAACCCCAGCGGATGTTATACAGCCAACAGCAATTGATAATCAGATTGTTGTGTTATCAGGTAATGATGCACATCAAATGTTATGGGATGGTATCAATAATGCTTATACATCTAATATTGTTTCCGTCATAAGTGAGCAAACAATTCGTGACCCACAGGATGAAACAGCATTTCAAAATTTACGCAGAGCCGGAAGTCGATTTGTATTTATTATAAATAGAAATGGTTCAATGGCAACATATCAAACATTAATCTCTCAAGGGGTTTCTGGTTTTACGCTTCAAATCATGGAGCAATCTTACGGGTCAGCCTCTTTCATTCAGACTGCAAGTAGCTCCGATGGACGTTGTTGGTTTGTAGTTCAAAGACAAATAGCACAAACAGCTTTTACAAGTGCTATTACGGGATTTACAGAAGAAACATCAACAGACCCTTCTACTCTTGAAGTCTTATCAATTAACTTTAGTCCTACAATACCTACTGCTATGCTATTTGCTACAATGGGAGCATTACCAACAAGCTCACCTCAAGTAAATTCATCTCAATACTATTGGGCTGTAGGAGTTGACACGGATAATTTTGTAGTTTATTTAACTCAAGAGGATGCACTTAATGCAATAAGTGCAATTAACTTTACGAGTATAGGAACTTTAAGTACCGTAACTTCATGGCCCTTAGCTACAATATTTACACTTGAAGAATTAACGGATGAAGTATTTTTAGATTGTGCTATTCAATACAATGGAACGCCAACTGATACAGTTTTAACAGGCAATTTGTTTAATGCTCAAGATATTAAAATGGTAGGCGATGGTTTCGGTTTTGTTTCTGAGGCGAATATTAATCTAGGCAATCAAATTGTATTTGAATCTCATGGCAGCACAGTTGAGGTATCTGATGCATTTATTGGATTTCCCATTAATACTGTTATAGAACCTATGCCTTTAAGTATAGCCAGTGGCTCATCTCCTAAAGAAACAACCTTAACAAAGCCTAAACGAATTATGTTCGTTAGATTCATGTTTAACAATACCATAGGGGGCGCTATAAATGGCGTACCTATTGCAATCGAACCTTTTGATATGGCCCATATAGGTGAGCCGCCATTCCCAGCTAGAGGAATTTTCGAATTAAGTGTTTTGAAAGGATGGGATGACTTTACTAATCCTACGTATACAATAGAACACAATGAGCCTTTCGATATTCAATTACTCGGGGTCTTCTATTCAGTAGAGATTTAAGGAGAAAAAATGCCATTTTATTTATTGTTAGCCATGCAAGCATCCGGAATGATAATTGATTTTCTTGGAGCTTCGAATCAAAGAGATATGATGAATATCGGCATGAAACTGCAAGACCAAGCAGTTGAAGCTAATATCATGGATTTAAGAGCGGAAAGCGCTGATGAAAGTTTACAGTCTATGAAACAACTACGTCAGAATCTAGGTAGTCAAATTGCGGCTAATGCAGCACAAGGTAAACAGTCCGGAGCTGGTAGCGCGTTTGCTATTTCAAATCAAAGTATTGGAAATTTCAATGCAGATGAACAGATTAGAAAACTTAACCTATTAGGTAAAGAAAATCAATTACGTGCAGGTCAAGCTATGTCTCGTTTACAACATAGTTCAGATTCCACTAAGTTATGGAGAAGCTTTGCTAGCCGAACAATTAATCGATTTCCAAGTAGCGTTTCTGGTTGGGAAGCATTTGGTAAACAAGCTGGACAAGGCTTTGGCTTAACTTCTATTGGAGGTGGTGGCTAATGGCTGAATTAGATTTTTCACATACAGTTTCAGAGGTGCCTCAACATCAACAGAATCCAGCGCCGTATCATCGTACTGAAAAAATCGAACAAAATACTACGCCAGATTTCCAAAGCGCAATATCAAATTATGCCAGTAGTCAAAATTGGATGTCTTCCGTAGGTTCATTTGTAGCTAATCGAGCATCAAATGCTATAGCCGAAAAATTAGGTACAGAAATAGGAAAAAATCCTAAAGGTGATTTAGGTGTTATTCCATTAACTGAATTTGATGATGCTATGCAGAAGAGTTATATAACTCAATCTCAAGCAACTCTAGGCTTACAAGCGAATAAACTTATTACTGAATCTAATTTAGAAGTAGCTAAAGTTAACCGTATAACGCCAGAACTAATTAGAAAAACTAATAGTTCTGTTTCTATTGGACTACAAAATATATTTAATAATGCACCTTCTGCTATTCAAGCTAACTTACAGTCTCATTATGGAAACTTAATGTTAAGTCAGAATGCAGATTTAACAGAGAGAATGCTTAGAGAACAAAAGCAAGATAGGACGAATAATACAGCTTTAGCTAGTCAGATGAATACTGAGCATGCTTATACATTTGGATTACATGGCAATGATAAGGCAGCTCAGGCCGCAATAGAGACTACAACTAAACTATCTCAAGCTGATGTTGCATCGCGGCTAATGACTCCTGAACAAGCTAAATCTAATATTGATGCTGCACGTAAAAGTTATCTTACCGGTAAAATGATTCATGATTATAATTCTAAAAAAGATGAAGAAAAACCAGCATATTTGAAATCTATTGTTGATAAAAAACCAGACTATTTAAGTGACACAGATTACATGGATGTTACAAATGGTCTAATGACTTTTGTAAATCACCAAAATTCTTTGCTAGCTCAAGACCAATCTTTATCATTAGCTAAGTTTAATACTAGCATTGCTATGAATCCTTTGGCTGCTGACATGCCACAACAACTACAAGAACTAAAAAGAAATGTATCGCCTGTAGCATATGAACAAGCACAATTAAAATATGTAAATACTGTTAAAGCTTTTAACACCGAACAAGGTAATGTCAATAATGCTATCGCTTCATGGAATGACCCAAGTTCTTTTTCTCGTCTAACTGAAAAAGGAATAAACAAAGCTTTTGATACTCAAGTTAATCATTATGTTCAACAACGACAAGAGCAAAGCAATCCTATTTCAGTAGAAGAAGCTGAAGTGCAAGTAGCAGCCTCAGCTGGTGGGAAAGTACCTATTTTTGAAAAAGAATTACAAAATAAACTGTTAAGTGGAAATCCTGCAAATATTCAATCTGCCTCAAATCAAATTGATATGTTAAATCATATGAAACGTGGAAGTGTATATGAAGGTGTTTCTACTAAAGCAAAAGCTATTGCTACTTTATTTCAACAACAACGCGGGTCAATGCCTGATAGTGATTTAGCTAGACAGATTACAGATAACTTATCTAATGTTGATGAAAAGATGCAAAAAACTTTAGATAATTCTTGGAGTCTAATACTTTCTCAAAAAGGTGTTGGAGGTATGGGAAAGAATAAATCTTTTGCTGATTTTGGTCTTCAGACAGTAGGATTATCTAAAGATAAAATGGGGGGTGCTTATTTCGGAACTATCTATGGTAATGATATCTATAACCAATTAAATTCTAATTTCACAGCAACTAGAGGCGATTATAATGCTGCTGTTAAGATGACTCAAGATTATGTTGACAATCATTATTCGGATACTTATGTGAATGGTACTAAACAAAAATCAGATAGTTCTGTAGAGAAATATTTAGGTTATGAAGGTAATGATGTAACTCCTTATGTTCAACAGGATATATTAAATCATCTTTCTGAATCATTTAGTGCAGCGAAAACAGCTTATCCGGATGACTATTGGGAAACCTTACCTTTAAAGAATAATGTAGTTGAAGCAGTAAGGCATGTAAAAACAAAAGATGGGGTTAAGCAATATAGATATCCCATCAACTTAGTTGGTCGAGCGGGAAATCAATGGGATGTATCCGTTGAAACTCCTTATGGGCAACGTAGTCTATTTTTAGTGGCTCCTCATCTTGGAATCACAACTTATAATCCAAATAAAGAAGCTATTGATAAAGCTTATAAATCTAGAATAAGTCATTTCCCTTTAATAAGTCCTAAGGATATTCATAATGGCTACTGATAATATTATTGAATCTGCTGTAGGAGATATTCATGTTCCTAATAAGGGTTTAAAAAATACGCCTGTTGATACATCTTTTGAATTTATTCCCCAGAACCCTTTTACGATAGATATTCCATCTAAGACAGGTGAAGCAGATGAAACCGTTGCTAATCCTGGTTATCTAATAGAACCAGAAAAAACAGGAATTATTAAAACAGCAATTGATGAGTTTCAAAAATTAGCAACAGTATCTCATGTTTTACATGCTGCAAATGCTCCTTTAACAAAACCTGCTAGTGCACAAGTTTCACAATATTATCCAGATGTTAATGATAAATTTTATCATCCTGCGCCTCCTGGATGGTCTCCAAAACAAGAAATAGAAAAACAAACAAACATAGACCCAAAGTATTTGCCTAAGTTAATGGCAACTAAAAATCCAGATGATTTTAGATACACCATGGATAGTATTAATGATGAAACAGTTAGAGATAAAGAGCTAGAAAATGGTTCTACATTAGGAAAAATATTGGGTGGTTTTCTTGGATTAACTGTAGGAAGCCCTGAGAATTTTATTCCTTTAACTGCTATTGCAACTAAAGCAAAAGTGGGTGCAGGCTTTCTTTCTGCCTTAGGTAAAAGTGCTCCAGGCATTCTAGGTGCTTCAGCTATTCATGAAGGCGCGGCACAAATAGATAAAATAGATGGAAACCTACCTAGCTTTCTAAAAGATACATTTATTGATACTGTTTTTGGAATGGCTTTCTATGGTGGTTTTGGAGCTGCAAAATCTTTAGTTAACGTAGTTGAATTTAATAACTTAAAGAAATTCGCTAGAGAATCATTAGATGGTATTGGTTTTAACTATAAAGTAGATAAAGAAGGCAATCTAAAAGGCTTTGAAGCTATTGATACAACAGGCGGCTACGCTCTTAATGCTGCTAGGGTTACAAGAGCCCAGGAACTTGCAGATGCAGCTTTTTTTAAAGGTCCAATCTTTAAGATTCCTTATTTGGGTACAGCTGTATTAAAAACAATTACAGGAAACTTTTCAAATGATATTCCTGGCTTTAGAACTATTGGAAAAGGACTAGAATATCTTTTAGGCTCTCCTTTAATTAAACTAAAAACTTCAGATTACCCTGAAGCTAATGCTTTTGCTGATGCAGCTTTTGACCATTTCATTACTACAGAAGGCGAAGCTAAAGGTGGCGTTAGACCTAAAAGTTTTGAAAGAAAAGTTAAAGAAACCAGAGCAATGTTAACTGCTCTTAAAGCACAAACTAAAAGTCTTCATGCTGAAATGAATGGTTATAATATTATGGCTCGTCCAGCTATAGATATCCAAAATGCCTGGTATGCATCTAAACAAAAGTCAATTGAAGCTTTATCACAAGATTCTAAATCTACAGATTGGATAAATGAAGAAGATTTTATGGATATGGCTCAAAGAGTAATGATAAGTGGAAAGCCAAGCGAACATGCTCCAGTTAATAATCTTGCTTCATTATATAGAAATATAATTGATAGTTCTGCTCATTCCTATTTAGATGCTTATAATCTCCCTAAAGACTATTTTAGGAATATGGAAACATATTTAAGTCGCGTCTATAACACTCCTCATATGCAATTAAATGAAGGTGTAATAGGGGGCACTCATGAAGGAAATCCTTCTGCCTGGATTCCTGTTGTTTCTAAGTATTTTGCGGATTCAGATGCTTTAATTACTCAAAAAATGAAGCCTATAAAAGATTTAGAGGCTCGAATAGAAGAGTTTAAATCTACTCACAATGAAGCATTTGCAGAACTCGGTAGACGTGAATTACAAATGCATCCTAGTCGAGAAATTGCTTATCCTAAAGAAGAAGGTTTAGGAATAAGAAGTTATATTGGACCTATTAAAAAAGGTTCTAAAAAAAGATTAGTTGAAGGAATAAGAGAAACACCGCTTATTCCACGTTCAGATATTGTTGAAACTTATAAGGATATGAATCATCAATTAACAGTTATGAAAGAAAAGTTACAAAATGAATTGCGTGATAATCCAGAATATGATTACCATATTGAAGATAGAAATGCTATTTCAGCTAATGAAGCTAAAGAACTCAAATCTATATTGGGCCCTAGTGAGAAATTACAGAAACAAATAGAAGAACAACAAAAAATTGTTTCTAAATTAAAAACTAAAAGTTCAGGCAAATTATCTACAGCGCAAAAACAAACTACCGTTGAAAAAGCTAAACCTCATGCACAAGAATACATTGAACAAAAAGAAAACATAGATTTAGAAGAAGCTAAATTACATGATTTGAAGAATCAATTTTCAGATGAAGAATATAATCTTTATAACAAAGCAATGCATGGTGAAATTAATCCTCGTCTTTATAATCCTTTGAATTTTAAATTTAAAGACCCGAATAATAGATTAAAATTTCGTGATGTGTTTGATTCCCAATCGCAAAGAGAGATTCATGCTAAAGCTTGCTACGATTCAATAATGCATATGCATCCAGAAGATGTTATATCGGATATCTTCGGGAGAATCACTGGCAATGATGCAACCAACCCTTTAAAAAAACGTACTCTAATGATTCCAGATGAAATACTTTATAACAATAATTTTATGACAAAAGACCTTTTTGCTAAAACTGCTAATTATGTAAATTTTTTATCTAAACGAACTCATTTAAAAACTTCATTTGAAAATGTTACAGTCAATGGTGACTTTAAAGAACTAGCAGAAGGTCTTTCAAATCGTTATCAATCAAGACGTGCTATTATAAATAAAAAATTAGAAAAAATTACTGACCCTAAAGAAATAATAAAACAACAAAAGCTCTTAAAAAAAGAAGATATAAAATTTAAAGATATCAAAGATACAATGCAAAAATTGTTTGAAACCAGAATGATGGGTATTAATAAAAGAAGTGATTTTGATACGATGTTCAGACGAACCTTGATGTCATTAACAGCTGCTGTGAACCTGCATAATATGCCTGCAACACAAATCACTGATTTAGCTTTCGCAGGTTTTCAACATGGTATATGGCCTTCTATAAGGGATGGAATCTATCCTATTATTGAAAGTCTTGGTGGGATTTTAAAGACAAAAGATGCTGAAGCTTTACGTGAAATGGCTCCTCATATTAATTTAGGCCTTCAGGATATGTTAAATAACTATGCTGATAAGAATTGGGGTTCTGACCTTCAGCCTTATTTAAATATGGGCAAAATACAGAGTGGCTTAGAAAAATATGCTCATTTTTCAGCTTTAACAGATTTATCACCATATATTGACAATGGCATTCAACGTATGAATGGCAGCATTATTCAAAGCCATTTTATGGAGCTTTTACATAAAGAAGTTAAAGGGCTTCTCTCAAATAAAGATTCTCTCTATCTTAGAAAGTACGGCATAGACCCTAAAGTGTGGGCTTCTAGAATGGTGAATTCATATAAGGAATCTAAAGGCTTCAAGACTAAACTAGGCGGCTATATGTCAAAATCCTGGCTATGGCAAGACCTTGAAGCTGCAAATATCTTCAATGATGCTGTTTTTCGGGGCATACAAAATACTTCTGTTTCAAGAGGAATGGCTGATAGTCCATTCTTTGCTGATAAAATTTTTGGTTTATTTTTTCATACATTTACAGGTTGGACTTATGCAGCTACTAATCGATATTTAATTCCTGCATTACAGCATGCTGATGGAGAGATGCTTCTTAAAATGATGTGGGTTATGGGCGCAGGTGCCTTGGTTAGTCCTACACGTAGAATTTCGCGTGGAGAGGATGGATGGCCAGATGATATGACTCCTGGTCAGCATGCCTATGAAGCATTTACCGATAGTGGTGTTATGAGTTCAATTAGCAATGTATTAAATATAGCTAACTTAATGTCAGATGACAAATTATTAGGTGATTTGAAAAACGATAAATTTAAGAACCGGGTTAAAACTGGAATATTTGGAATGAGTGATGTTGTTAGTTCAACAGCTGCTCGCGCAACTGATGTAATAGGAATGTTTAATTCTGGTATTAACGAACAGGGTATGAAAACTGCTGCTCATATGACTTGTATTTCTGGCGCTATGTATGGGCGTTATTTCAGTGATAAACTTATTGAAGGACAGAATTGGCCTAGGAACAAAAAAGCAGCTGAGAATAACTAATTTTATAGGATGTATAAATTATGTCAGACGTTGTGATTGGTGATATTCTTCCCTACACACAAGCTACAGCTATATTAAACCAAGTTGATTTTGGCACGAATTGGACTGCTAACTTTGCTTCTGATGTCGTAGTTTATGTCACACCATTCGGTGATGCTCCTAACGATGAGACACAAATTCTTTCTTATCCTTCTCAGTATTCTGTCACTTTTATTGGAGCTGAATTAGAAGTTCAAGTTACCTTAGTTAGTCCATCCGCAGCGGGGGATATTGTAACTATAACTCGTATGACTCCTGCTGATAGAGAAAATCTCTATACCAATACTAATTTCACTCCTAGTATGTTGAATAATGACTTCGGCATTCTCACTTTAGTAGACCAGCAAGCTGAATTAGTTAATCAATTAATTGCACCTCGATATAACTACTCAGCTGTGATTGCTCCTAATTCATCTTTTCCCAATGCTAATATTATTTTACCTATTCTAAACGGTAATGAATTTTGGGCAATGAACGGCGCTGGAACTGCTATTGAATCTGTACCTATTAGTACGATTGTCAGTGGTGGTACTGTAACTCAAATCAATACAGGTCTTGGTTTAACGGGTGGCCCAATTACCAATGCAGGAACAATATCTTTTGATACTATGACTGCTAATACGTTTTGGGGGAATATTACTGCTGGAGTTGCTTTGCCCACTATGGTGCCAACAACTTACTTTCTCAAAGCCACTAATAATCTTTCTGACTTAACAAACGTTCCACAAGCTCGTATTAATTTAGGGTTAGAAATTGGCGTAAATGTTCAAGCCTATAATGCGGCTTTAGCTAGTATTGCTGGATTAACCACCGTTGCTAACAATCTAATCTACACTACAGGTTCTAATACTTATGCTGTTATTACACCTGCTAATAGTAGTGTAATGCAATCTAGTGCTGCTGGCGTACCTAGTTGGAGCCAGACTCTACCTCAAGCAGTGCAAACTAATATTCAATACTTAGGCGTTCAAAATCAAAACTTTGATATGGGTGGCTTCCAAATTAATAATGGTGCAGACCCCATTCAGCCGTCCGATTTTGCGACAAAAAATTACGTAGATTTGAATTCTTTAACCGGTACTGCTGTTTATGCTGCAACAACAACTAATCTAACTGTTACTCAATCAGGTTCAGGTGTCGGAGCTACTTTAACAAATGCAGGTGTTCAAGCAACTTTAGCATTAGATGGTGTTAACCCTCCTTTAAACTCTCTTGTATTAGTTAAGAATTTAGCTAATGCTGCGAATGAAGGCATATATTCTGTTACTAACGTTGGTTCTGGTGCTTCAAATTATATTCTAACACGCGCGACGACATATGATACTCCTTCAGAAATTAATAATACGGGATTAATTATTGTTAATAATGGTGCTACTCTTGCCGGAACTGCTTGGTATAATTCTGTAACAATTGCAACTGTAGATGTCACCGCTTTTAGTTATTCTCAATTTGGTAATATTATATTTCCTGTTTCATTATCAAATGGTGGTACGAATGCGAGTTTGACGGCTAGTGCAGGTTCTATTGCATATAGCACCCCTACAGCTATAGCGTTATCTTCTGTCGGTACAACTGGTCAGTTATTTCAGTCTGGGGGTGCGGGCGCCCCTACTTGGAGTGCAGCAACATTTCCGAGTACAGTAGGCGCAGCAGGTAAAATAATAAGGTCTGATGGAACGTCAAATGTATACAGTACAGCTACATTTGCTGATACATATGCGGCTAGTACTATTTTATATTCTAATGGTGCTAATACTGTTACTGGATTAGCAACTGTTAATAGTGCCGGATTATTAACAAATGCTTCCGGTGTTCCTGCTTGGATTGTAGCCACTGGAACAGGGGCTCCTGTTCTTGGAACTAGTCCAACAATTAATAATCCTTTAATTAATGCTATTAATGACCAAGTTAATAATCTTCCTGTACTTGCGTTTACTGGTGCAGCTGCTGCTGTTAATTTTCTTACTATTGTTAACAGTGCAGCGGGAGCAGCTCCAGGATTTCAATTTAGTGGTACCGATGCTAATGTTACTGGTTTATTTACTACTAAAGGTTCTGGTGGATTTACTTTCTCTAATAACCTAGGTGTTGTAGCTGCTAATTTTCTTACGTTAACAGGTCCCTCAACTGCTGTTAATTATGTAAATATTGCATCGGCATTAACTACAGCAAGTCCTACTATTTCTGCTCTTGGTACAGATTCAAATATAACTTTAACTCTTTCAGGTAAAGGAACGAGTGGAGTTGCTTTAGTGGGGGTTTCAACAAATTCTAATGCTGCTGCTGGAAGCGTAGGTGAATTTATTAGTAGTTCAGTTGTTATCGCTTCAGGGGTTGCCTTTACAAGTGGCGTCTCAAGAAATATTACATCAATTTCACTTACGGCTGGTGATTGGGATGTTTATGGAAATGTACACTTTAACTATTCTGCAACACCTTCAACAGGTTCTTCTTCAGCTTGGATAAGTTCAACTTCAGCAACTGCACCAGATGTATCTTTAACTTCTATTATAAATATAGGGGCTGTACCGGCCGCCGCATTTTCATCAATAGGAATAACGACGCCTTATTTTAGAGCTATTTTAGCAAGTACAACGACTATTTACTTATCTGCCTATTGTGGATTTTCAGCAGGGTCAGTCACAGGAAGCGGCAACATTTATGCAAGAAGAGTTAGATAATTAAATATAAATTAACTTACCATCACATTTTAAAAAATGAATGGTAAGTTAAAATAAAAATCCTTCAAACATCATTACCTTTATTATTTGAAAACAGCACATTCTTAACATCGGCAGAATAAGCAGGCTCAGAACCACTAAGAACTGTCTCTGCAACTATGGTACAACGCATTGGATACGTTGCAACATAATCTAAACTTATATTTGCATCTTGACGAATCTCAGATTGAGAAGGAGATTTAAAATCACGGCATACGATTGTCTGTTTAGTTGCTTTAGGCCCATGTTCACGACAAGCTGTAAGTATAAAACAAGCTCTAGCATCTTTTTCTAAAGCCGAACTATTTGATGTTATTGACCCGTGATAAGAACTAAAAGTTGCATGCATGTTAAGTGGAATGGGACGACTCTCATCAAATGGCCAAATCTTAGTTAATGTGCTTGATGGATGTACTGCAAATGCAGTGGAAGATAAAAGTAAGGATATTACTATTATAAATTTCTTAATCATTTTTTAATCTCTTTAGTGATATTTTTGAACCAGTGAATATACGGAAATAAAAATAATAAGCAATGCTTTTAAATCGTGCTATAATTTTTAATTATAATTAATAATTAAGAGAAATTTTAAATGTCTGAAGAATTACAAAATCAAGTCGATACTTTAACAACTGAAAATACTAAGCTTAAAACACAAATTGCTCAAACTAACGAAGGTGTTAAGAATCTACTTGCGCAATTAGATGCTCATAAACAATACTTGAATGAAGCTATTATTTCTAATTTAAGCTTAAGAACTAATTTATTTTTAGGTCAAAAAGTTAATGAAGAACTTAATGCTAAAATTTCCGGGTTAGAGAATCCAGTTTGACAATAAAGGAGTGATAAGCATGCCTCTTATACATAGCGATAGCAAAGAAGCTTTTAGCAAGAATGTAGCTGAACTTATGCATTCAAATTATCCTCAGAAGCAGGCCGTCGCTATAGCTTACTCTGAACAAAGACAAGCTGAAAATAAAGAGCATGAGCGTAGAAAGTATGGTAAATAAATCTATATATGCAGATAACTTTGAAGACGAGCGGCAAGAACATGAAACCCAAAAATATGGCCCTCGTCTCCCAATTCCGGAGATGGCTGCTCATCCTCACACTTATATTCGCCATAGCATTGAGCCTGCTTATGGAAACTATGACCGCCCTATTAATGAAAGCGTGTAAAGTTTTTAATTCTGAGGATTAAATAATTTATATTAAAGTTCCTTCTATTAATCCTTATGACTTTCAAAAAAGAATGTTCAAGGCTGTTTTAGAAGATAAGAATATTTGTGCTATCATTCATCGTCGGGCAGGCAAAGATATCTTTTGTCTTGAAGCGTGGGTTCTGAGAGGTTTAAAAAGATTAGGAACACACGTCTATCTCTTTCCACTTTACGCACAAGCTAGAAGTGTTATTTGGAATGGTATGGACTTTGATGGTAAACCATTTCTAAACGCTATTCCTGATGCCTTAATCTCTAGAAAAAATGAAGCTCGTATGGAAATTACTCTATACAATGGTAGTCGTCTAATTCTAGCAGGTTCAAATAATTATGACAGTCTCATGGGTACCAATCCTATTACTCTTATTTACTCTGAGTTTGCTCTACATAATCCGTTAGCAAGACAATATCTAAACCCTATTCTAGTGCAGAATAAAGGCATAGAAATTATTAATAGCACTCCCAGAGGAATGAATCATCTATTCGAAGTCTATAATGCTGTTAGAGATTTACCCGATTATCATATTGAACATCTTAGCGTAGACCAAACTTTCAAGCATGATGGTATCACTCCTATCATCTCTAAAAAAGATATCAAGCGAGCCAAAGATTTAGGTATGTCTGATGAATTAATTCGACAAGAATTCTTTGTCGATTTCGAAGTAGGTAATCTTGGTGCATACTATACTCAAGAGATGGGCGACATGGTGCGAGAGGGTCGTATCACGATGCTTAAGCCTGACCCTCGACTCAAATTACACTCCATATGGGATTTAGGAGGTACCGATGCAACGGCGGGAATTCTTTTTCAGGTTACTGGTAAGTTTATTCATCTACTTTACCTTATCCACGATTCAAAACGTGGTTTTAAATCATATCTCGACGAAGCCGAAAGGGTCCGTGAAATATTTGGATGTCAATGGGGAAACCACTTTGGTCCTCATGACATAGACCATAAGCATCAAGGTTGGGAACACGCAGAGTCTAGACTTATGCAAGCTAGACGCTATGGTTGGCACTTTCAAATGGTTCCTAAGATGGCGTTTGATGACGGTATAGAAGCTGTTCGATATATGTTCCCTAGGCTTCGTGTCGATAAACTTAATTGTGATTTATTAGTGAGAGCTTTAAGAGAGTATCAACGTCTATTTAAAGAAGGCTTAGGAGTCTATGACAAGAAGCCATTAGATAATTGGGCTGTCCATATTGCTGATGCGGTGAGATATCTAGGGGTGGTATATCGTAGATTATACGACACTCCCATGGCTCCTTCCACTTATTCTACCAGTATGTGATTTTTGGGCTTTTACTTTACTAGTTTCTCTTTCCTTTTCAGGGGGTTCTTAATAACGCAGAGCGGGTTTAGATAATCTCGTGAGCGGGATTTCGTAATCTTGCTGGCGGGGATAGG